CCACGGCGACGACCGTGCCTACTGTCGTGCCCGTGCTGATGCGCCAGCCTGGCGTCGTCGGGTTCCGCGCCCGCGCCCCGATCGGCACGTTGTAGGTGCCGATCGCGGTGCCGTTCGGAACGATCTCGATGTCGCTGCCGTCGCCGTCTTTGATCGTCACGACGCAGTCAGCCGGATCGAGCACGTTGACTGTGAGCTGATCCAGCACATCCCCGAGCGCCCCGGTCGGCCCGAGCACCTGCTCGACCGCGCCGGCGGCGACCGCTTCGTAGTCGGTGTGATACGGAACGACTTCACTCATTACGTGAACCGCCCCACTGCGAGCACCCGCACACCCGCGCCGGTTGTGACCTTCCAGCCGGGCGTCGTCGCGTTGACCGCCCGCGCGCCGATCGGGACGCTGTAGACCCCGATCGGCGTGTTCGCGGGCGCGATGACGATGGTGGATCCGTTCCCGTCTTTGATCGACGCCGAGCTGGTCGCGGCCGTGATCACGCTGACGACGAGCCGTTCGAGCACGTCGCCCACGGCACCATTCGGACCCAGGATTTGATCGGTCGCGTTCGGCGCCACGGCTTCGTAGTCAGTGCGATACGGAACGATTTCACCAGCCATCGATCACTCCTACGTGATGACCCACAGGTTATTGGATTCGACGTTCCACTTCGTCGCCGAGATCGCGACGAGCGTGAGCGTGCCCCCCTCGAACGCCGGCGACGTGAGCGTCGCGTGCCCGCCCGTCGTGCCGTCGCGCACCGTGGCACCCGTGGCGGTGATCACGTGCGCGAAGTCGCTGCCGCTGGAGAACCGCAGCCGCCGGCCGATGTTGCCGGCGCCGGGCGCAGCCAGGGTGCCGGCCAGGGGCGACCCCTTCGTGATGAGGAACCAGTTGTCTTCGTCGACCGGGAACGCCTGGTCGGCGGCGACTTCGGTGATCGGCATCGGCGCGAAGTCCGCGAACTCCGGGTGCTTGACGCGCTTCGGCCTGGTTGGTGTCGGCATCGATCTTCTCCCTTCTGTGCTCGTGTCTCACGCGGCCAGGAGCAGGTCGCCCCACTCCTGGCCCCGCTTGAGCACTAGCCGGTGATGACGTAGCCCTTCGCGTAATCCTTCAGCTTCGTGACGAAGGACTTCGGCAGGAGCCAGGCCGAGACGGTGATGGTGTCGCCCGCGGCGACTTCATACCGCATCCCGATGTAGCGCGCGGTCGGACGTCCGGGCGGGATGTCGACCACGACGATCGCGCCGGCGACCAGCTCCGCGACGGGCACCCGCCGCTGCTGCATCACCGTATGCGATGACAGATCGGCGTTGACCGACTGCACCGCCAAGAAGTCGAACTGATCTTCGACCGTGCCGGCGCCGGACGCCGCCGCGACATCGACCGTGACCATGAAGCACATGTCTTCACCGTCGCCGATCTGTCGCTTGGGCGTGACGTTGCCGAGATCGATGGTGTTCGTCGAATAGGCGTCCGTATCCGTGACGGCCTGCGCGTCGGACACCTGAAGCAGAGCATCCAGGATCATGTTTCCTCTCTTTCAAGCAGCCAATTCTGCGCCGTGCACTAGACGACGGTCGCTTCGGTTTCGAGCAGCGCGTCGGTCTTCGCGATCGGGATCCCGCGGAAGGTCGGCCGCATCATGCCGTCGACGTCCTGATACGACAGCCCGCCGCCCGCGATCACGTCGTCGCGCCGCTGGATGTCGAGCATCTGGAACACCGTCCGGTTCATGTAGAACGCCGGCTTCACGAGCCCGAGCGCCGGGATGCGATGGATCGCCTTGATCATCAGCTCGATCAGGTCGGCCGCGCTCGACTTGGCGACCAGGTTCGAGATGTCGATGTTGCAGATGCGGACGACATAGCGCCAATCCTTCAGCGCGATGCCGGCCTTCCACTGCCAGCGTTCCTGATACGCGCGCATCCGTGACCCCGCGATGCCGGCCGTCAGCTCGACGGTGACTTCGCCGTAGTCGTCGTGCTGGAGCCCCGCCTTCGACCCCTTGGGGAAGATCCCCATGAAGGTCTGATCGGACCAGCCGCACAGCCAGATGGACGTGTTGTCGGATCCGGTGCCGCCGCCGGACAGCACGTTGCTGCCGTTCGTCGCACCCGAGATCGCGGAGTAGCGCGGCGCGAGCCCGGTGAACTCTTCGGGCGCGAGCCCGCCGTTCCCGTAGAACAGCGTGCCGGCCATCTCCTGATTCATGGCCTCGATGAACGCCTTGGCTTCCGACAGGCGGAACGCCTGCACGTTGCCGTTCAGCTTCGCCAGGTCGACGTCGACTTCCGACCAGGCTTCCAGGATGCCCGTCTGCTCGTCGATCTGCGCGGTCGTCGACTTCGACGGGGTGACGCCCTGGTTCAGCAGACGCCAGGCGACAGTCGGCAGGCCCGTGCGCACCGTGGTGCGATGGCCGGTCGGCAGGTTGCCTTCGATCCAGCGCATGTCGAGCAGCACTTCGTTCGTCTGCGCGAGCAGCTCGACGATCACGGGCACCTTCCCATCGGGGTCGAGCCGCTTCGCCCAATCCGCGATCGTCAGCGCGCCGGTGCCGAGCGTGACACCGAAGACGCCGATGAACAGCAGCTTGTCGAACGTCAGCCAATGCCCGATGGACGTCGCCGAATCGGTGACGACCGTGGCCGCGCTCAGGCTGTCGCCGAGCACGAGCACGGCGAGCAGGGTGAACAGGAACAGTTTACGCATTGTGTCGCTCCCTTTTTGCAACGGCGAACTAGCTCGCGGCCGGCGTCTTGTCGTAGAGCTTCTGCTCTGCGGTCTGCGCGGCGCCCCTGGCCGCGTTGCCGGATCCCGGCGAGTCTTCCGCCATCATTCGCCCGACGTCCGCGAGAAAGCTCACGGAGTCGAGATGGTTGCTGCCTCCGAACCGATTCAGGAACTTCAGAAACGATTCGCGTCGCGGGTGCCCGGCCGGCCGCACCTTGTCGATGGCCGCTTTTGCGAGACGCTGCGTCTCCGCGAGCTTGTCGCCGCCGTATTCAGTGTCGGCCTTCGTCGTCGCCAGGAACGTCTCGCTGAGTGCCGTCATGTTCGTGACGTGCTCGTTGAGCGCGGCCTGCGCTTCCTCGTTCGTCCAGCCCGCCTTGCGGGCCATCGTCTCGATCTGCGCCTGCACCTGGTCGTCGACGTAGAGCTGCCCGTTCTCCGGCACGGTGAGCGTGTATTTCTCCGGCGCCTTCGGCTTCTCGCCGTCCTTGCCCGGAGTTTCCTTGCCCTGTTCCGTTACCTTCGCTGCTGCTGCCGCGGCGTCGGCATCGGCCTTCGCCTTGGCGTCGTCAGTCGCCTTCTGCGCCGCCGCTGCGTCTGCTGCGGCCTTCGCATCGTCGGTGACTTTCTGTGCTGCTGCTGCGGCCTCTGCCGCGGCGTCCGGCTTCGGGGGATCCTGCGCCGGCGCGGCTGCGTTACCTGCCATTCTCTTCCTCCGGTTCCGTGCTCCGTCGTGTGTGTGTTGCGCTGATGGACGCCTGCTGCGACTTCGCCCAGGCCCACTCTTCCCGCTCCATGAGCTGATACAGGTCTTCGTCGACCGCGACGAGATCCGCCATCAGCTCGTGCCCGTAGTCCTGTCGCCCGGCGTTGTAGTGAATCTCGCTCGATGGCGACCAGACCGAGCGATAGACCCCGGCGCGACGAATGAGCCCGGCGAGCACCGCCCGCCCTTCCTGCGTCGCCATCACGGACGCGATCGCGACCCGGAACCGCTCGTCGCGGCGCTTCTCGAACTGCTCCGCGAACTTGACCTGCTTCGGGTCTGCGGCGTTCCGCACGAGCGACGATGGCTGCCGTCCGTTGGCGCTCATACCGGCTTCTTCGGCGGGCGCCCGCGCGACGCATCGTCCCGCATCCGCGCCGTGCCCAGGTCGCGCGGCGGCTGCTCGAACCGCTTGCGCCCGTCGCCCGTGCCGCCCTTCAGCGCGTCGAGTTCATCCTCGTCGAACGCATGGTCGGGCAGCACGATCTTGCCGAGCAGCTCTCGCATCGCGTCGCCGTTCATGATGCGCCGCAGCTCGTAGAGGTTGATGCCCTCCAGGCCGTAGACCTTCTCCGGGTCGCGGTAGATCGACGGCTCGTCGACGATGACTTCGCACCCGTAAGCGTGCCGCGCGACGCCCATCCAGTAGAACACACCGCGGTGATTATACAGATGCGTGAGCGACGGGTTCGCCCCGACCCCGTTCAGGAAGATCCGTTTGTGCCCGGTGTGCAGGGCCTTCATGAACATCCAGTCGATCACGCACGTCACCATGCGCTCTTCGGGCCGGCCTTCGGTCGCGAAGGCTTCCATCAGCTCGCGGCACGGCAGCACGCGCGCACCGGGGATCGTCGGGTCTTCCTCCAGCAGCCAGATCGGGCGCGTGCCGTCCTGCTTCTGATACCACTTGTAGGCGTTCGGCCTGGCTTCTTTGATGCCCCGATAGAAGTCGTTGCGCTCGACATTGTGCGAATCGAACCATTCCGCCCACGGCAGTTCGCCGAGCCAATACCGCACGTTCGACTGCCCGACGCCCCACAGCGGCACGCCAGGGTGCAGATCGGTCGGCATCTCCTGCGTGATGCGCTTCCCGTGGAAGATCACGCTCTTCACCGCGCGCTTCGTCATGCCGGCGCCCCGGCGTTGCGCAGCATCCGATCGAGCGGGCTGTCGACGGCGACCGGCGCCGCGCTGGCCTGGTGCGCGGCCGTCGCCAGGTTCTTCGCCTGCTCCGCGTCCGCCTGTGCCTGCATCGCCTGCGCCTGGCGCGCGACGATCTGCTTCGCTTCGTCAGTCGGCCGGATCACGCGCGGGTCGACGCCGAGCATGTCGCCGTAGTTGTCGACGACCTGCATGAAGTCGATTTTCGCGGCGACGTCCGGGTTCTCCAGGAACGGTGCCGTCGACTGAAGGAACCGATCCTGCCCCACGACGCCGATGAGCTTCTGCGCCTGCGCCAGCACCGAGATGTATTCGACCTTGAGCTGCACGCCGTCGAGTTCGTCGGGCGGGTCCGGGATGAGCCCGGCATCCTCCATAAGTTGAAACACCCGGTCGACCAGCGGGTCGAGCAACTCGTCGTTCGTGCGCTCCAGGACCGGCCCGAGCGCCAGCAGCTTCTCTTCGTGGCGCTCTTCCACTTCGCGCGCCGTGATGGGCTGCATCCCGCGGGCCGGGTCAGACTGCGCCAGCATCATGAACAGATCCTCGAAGAACGCGCGCTTCACGGAATACTGCACGCGATCGATCTTGAGTTCGAGATGCTGATACCCCTCCAGCCGCACTTCATGAATGGGCGCGAGCCCCTGCTGTCCGTCGCGCACGTCGACGTAGGAGATGTCGCCGGCGAGCAGTGAT